TGAACCCATTGCTCGCTGTACCGGCTGAGATCGGTTCTGCACTGAATGAAGCAATCGTCGGCACGGCTGACTTCCTAGTGCCAGACACCGTAAACGCTATCTCTGAATTACTAGGAACAGAGTATCGGATGCCCCGACTGTCTGACCAAGAACTTGTTAGGTTGTATACTCAAGGCGGGTATATGGATGAAGGGTACGGACGAGATGCGATCCGCACCGCAACTGGATTACTTTCACCGCTTTAAGGTAAAGATATGGATCAATACAAAGACGACGACATGAACGGCTCACCAATCGACCAAGCGATGAACTCGCTGTCGGAGATGGGTATTGAGATCGATAAGCCAAACGAGATGAGCGATGATGAGTTCAATGGCATCATCACATCCGAAGTGCAGGACGCGATTGACTACATTGACAACACGATCTCGCAAGAGCGCAATGCCGCCTCTCAGTATTACCGTGGCGAACCGTTCGGCGATGAAGAGGAAGGTCGTTCAGCCGTTGTCTCGATGGATGTACGCGATACCGTACAGTCGATTCTTCCTTCATTGATGAAAGTGTTCACGTCTGGCGAGAAGGTTGTGGAGTTCGTGCCACACGGGGCCGAGGACGTTGCTCAAGCCGAGCAAGCGACTGACTACATCAACCATGTATTCATGCAACAAAACCGTGGCTTCAGCATCCTATACGACGCGTTCAAGGATGCGTTGGTTCGCAAGGCGGGAATCATCAAGTTCTACTACGATGAATCCGTTGAGGTGTCGACAGAGAACTACACCGACCTGACACGAGAATCCATGATGATGTTGCTTCAGGATGAAGACGTTGAGGCGTCTGCCGTCAAGGAGAAGCCGATCGGTGAGCCAGTGATGGTTCAGCCGCCGGTCATGGATGAGATGGGTAACGTCATCCAAGAAGCGGTGATGGATCAGCCAATGGCATACGACCTTGAGCTAAAGCGCCGTACCAAGAACGGAAAGATCAAGTGCGAGGCGTTACCTCCTGAAGAGTTCCTAATCGATCGCCGTGCAAAGTCAATCCACGATGCAACGATCGTCGCTCACCGGAAGATGGCAACCGTCTCCGAGCTAGTTGCGATGGGTTACGACTTCGACATGGTGAAGGACCACGCAGGCGAGGACTTCCAGTTCGACACCAACAGCGAATACTACAACCGGAACCCCGTTGCGACGCTGAAGAATTACGTTGCTAAGGACGACGCGAACAAGCGCGTCCTGTACATCGAAGCCTATGTGAAAGCGGATTACGATGGTGACGGCATTGCGGAACTGCGTAAGGTTTGCTGTATGGGCGACGCTCACGAGATTGTGCGGCATGAGCCTTACGATCATGTGCCTTTTGCGGCGTTCTGCCCAGATCCAGAGCCACACACGTTCTTTGGTCAGTCGTTAGCCGATATCACGATGGATATCCAGAACATCAAGTCGCACATCCTTCGCAACCAGTTAGACTCACTGGCGCAGTCGATTCACCCACGCATGGCCGTTGTTGAAGGCCAGGCTAACTTGGAAGACGTGCTGAACTCTGAAGTAGGCGGGATTATCCGTATGCGCGCTCCAAACATGGTGCAGTCGTTCTCTCAGCCGTTCGTTGGGCAACAAGCGTTCCCAATGATGGCGTACATGGATGAAGTGAAGCAGTCGCGTACCGGCATCAACCGTGCGGCGGCAGGCTTGGATGCTGATGCTCTTCAGTCAACAACGAAGACAGCGGTTGCGGCGACTGTCACGGCGGCACGTCAGCACCTAGAGTTGATTGCTCGCATCTTCGCAGAAACCGGCATGACCGACCTGTTTAAGGGATTACTGAAGCTGACTGTCTTGCATCAGGACCAACCTCAGATGATCCGCCTGCGGAACGAGTTCGTGCAGGTTGACCCACGCGCATGGCAGGCAGGATTTGACGTAACAGTGAACGTTGCACTTGGTGGAGTGGATGACGACCAGAAGATGATACTTCTTGAGTCGATCGCTCAGCGTCAGGAAAACGTGATCTCGCAGTTCGGCTTGGATAATCCGCTTGTCACTCTATCCCAGTATAGGAATACTGTCGGCAAGATTATCGAAACGGCGGGTATTAAGGATGTCGATAATTACTTCCTTGATCCGAATGGTCCGCAGGCTCAACAGATCATGGCGAAAGCTTCTCAGAAGCCGAAGAAGCCAAGACCTGAAGAAGTCCTCGCGCAAGCTGAGATCGCGAAGACACAAGCCGAAACGCAAGCGCGGATTGCGGCGATGAACTTGGACCGCGAGAAGATGTTCATGGAAGACGAACGCAAGCGCGATGAACTGGATGCGAAGATCTCGATGGAGGCGTTGGAGCTTCAGGCGAAGTACGGAACTCAGATCGACGTGGCGCAACTTAGGGCTGAGGTAGAGCGCGAGAAGATGACGATCCGTGAACGCGGAGCCACATTAAGACAGATGATGAATAACGCACCACGAGGTGACTAATGATCTTTACAAGACGGGACGTTGAGCTTGGAGAGAAGGCTCGATCCGTCGTCGAGAACGAGACATACAAGGACGCACTTGTTACTGTTCGTAACAGGTACGTCGAGTCTCTTATCAACACGGCGGAGGATGAATCGGCCAAACGCGAAAAGGCGTATATGGCGATCAGGATGCTAGAAGAGGTGGAAGCACAGCTTGTTAGCGTTATGGACAAGGGAAAGTTGGCAAAACAATACCTTGACAAACTAAACCGTAGATAAGGGATAATGTAACCATGAGTGACACCCAAGAAACTGGATCACTATCAGTCAAACAAGCCGCTAACGTATTTGGCGGGCTAATGGAAGCTAACGCTCAACCGGAAGCCGTTGAAGAGGAAGTGGTAGAAGAGTCCGAAGCAAATGCAGAGGACGTTGAGGTAGAGGACACGTCAGCCGAGGAATTTAGCGAGGACTCGGAATATGACCCCGAAACCAGTCAGGAAGAAACGGACGAAGCGAACGAAGAAGAGAGCACCCAGACTTACACCGTCAGAGTAGATGGTGAAGAAGTCCAAGTGTCGATCGATGAATTGTTGAGCGGGTATTCGCGGACTCAGGACTATACGCGTAAAACGATGGCACTAGCGGATCAGCGCAAGTCACTGGAAACAGAGCTTGAGCAGATTCGGAGCGAACGCGCACAGCTAACGCAGGTTCTAGAGCAAATTGATGTTCAGGACCAAGAGCAAGAGCCGAACTGGGATGCGCTATATCAGCAAGACCCACAGCAATGGCTTATTCAGCGTGAAGTGTGGCGCGAAAGGCAAGAGCGTAAACGCGCACTTGTCGAGGAGAAACAGCGGTTGCTCCAAGCGCAGGAAGCGGACAAACAGCGAATCGTCGCACAGTTTGTTGAGCAAGAACGAGGCAGATTAGCCGAGGTTCTCCCTCAGTGGCGTGATGAAAAAGTAGCGAAGGCAGAGAAGGCGAAAGTGGCCGACTATGCCAAGAAGATCGGATTCACCGATCAGGAGATCGCTCAGTTCTACGATCACCGTGCTGTGACAACGCTCTATAAGGCGATGAAGTTCGATGAGCTTCAAAGCGGTAAGCCAAAGGCTAAGAAGCAGGCGACGCCTGTTGCGAAAGCCGGAGCCGCGACAACAACGCCTAAAGGTCGAGATGCCTATCGTAAATCGCAACAACGACTCGCAAAGACAGGCAAAGTCGCAGACGCGGCTAATGCATTTAAACATTTGCTAGGTTAGGAGATTTAACTCATGGCAACTTTTACTACTTATGACGCGGTTGGTATCCGCGAAGAACTGGCTGATGTTATCTACAACATCTCGCCAGAAGAAACTCCGTTCATCTCCAACGTTGGACGTAAGTCTGTTGCGAACACATTGTTTGAGTTCCAGACAGATTCATTGGCTTCAGTCGATACAACTAACGCTGTTGTTGAAGGCGCAGGCGCAACTGCGGCAGATGCTTCTGCAACTGCAACTAAGCGTATGCAGAACTACACGCAGATCAGCCGCAAGGTTGTTTCGATCTCTGGAACTGAAGAAGTCGTCAACAAGGCAGGCCGTAACTCTGAACTGAGCTACCAGTTGGCTAAGAAGTCATCTGAGTTGAAGCGCGACATGGAAGCGATTTTGACTCGCAACCAAGCGGCTGACGCAGGCGATTCTTCAAACGCTCGCAACACTGCATCTTTGGAAGCGTGGCTCCGCACTAACACTAGCCGTGGTACTGGTACAACTGACGGTGCAAACCCAACGTTGTCTGGCACAACGTCTGGCTACCCAAATGCGGCGGCAACAGATGGTTCTGCTGACGCTCTTCGTGAGTTCACAGAAACTTTGTTGAAAGACGTTATCCAGTCTGTATGGACGGAAGGCGGCGACCCATCAATCTTGATGGTAGGCCCAACTCAGAAGCAGAAGGCATCAACCTTCGCAGGTATCGCGGCACAGCGTTACATGGCTCCAAACGACGGCCCAACAACAATCATCGGCGCGGCTGATGTGTATGTGTCAGACTTTGGTTCAGTGCAAGTTGTACCTAACCGTTTCCAACGTGATCGTTCTGCGTTCGTTCTCGACCCAGAATACGCGTCAGTGAACTACCTCCGTGATTTCGAGGTTGTTGACTTGGCCCGTGTTGGCGACTCTGAGCAGAAGCTTGTTCAAGTTGAGTACGGTCTGGAAATCAGCAACGAAGCCGCTCACGGTGTGATTGCAGATATCGACGTTACTGCCTAAGTAACGTAACTACGGAAGGGGCTTCGGCCCCTTCTTTTTATCTAAAGGTGTTGCATGGGAAACAAAAAAGTATTCAGCCATGATCCGATGACTGGGATCACTAAATATTGGCACGATAATCAGGATGGCACTGTAACGATTGAAAGCGATCAGGATGTCAGCGAAATCTTGAAAGCAAACCAACAAACCCGGAGTTCTTTCGAGAAGGGTGATAAGTGGGGAGAGATGAGCCGTGTCGCTTCTATTCCTTTGACTGTATACTATGACCTGAAGCAGAAAGGTATTCTGGATGACCAAGCCGCAATGAAGAGGTGGCTTAATGATCCAGACAACGAATTGTTCAGGACTCGCAAAGGTAAAGTCTAATGGCGATTACGAACTACGGTGAACTGAAGAGCGCGATCGGCGACTTCCTGAACCGTTCAGATTTAACATCGGTGATTCCTACATTCATCGACTTCGCAGAAGCAGAGATCAATCGAACTTTGCGTGTGCGTCAAATGGTTGCCCGTGCAGAAGCCGCGATAGACACTCGCTTCAGCGCAGTGCCGTCTGACTTTGTTGAGGCTAAGGACTTGGTGATTGTTACGGGAACTCCGGTGACACCGTTGGAGTTCGTGACTCAACAGGAAATGGCACAGATTCGTAACACAGAGATCGCGAGCGCGGGCAAACCTAAATACTTTAGCGTCGTCGGGGCGCAGTTTGAGTTTGTCCCGACGCCTGATGCTGAGTACAGTTTGGAAATGACGTATTTTGCTAAGATCAGCGCGCTAACGCTTGATGCGGATACGAATTGGTTGCTTACAGATTATCCAGACCTTTACCTGTATACTTCGCTTATGCACTCAGCGCCTTATTTAAAAGACGATGAGAGATTAGCAGTATGGGCGCAACTCGCGAAGAAAGCGAAAGAAGAGTTGATCGCAAGAGACACGAGCGCGTCATTCAATGGGTCTACACCGAAAATGAGAGTTAGGAGTTTCGGATGAGCTTTTCAGACACTTTTGAGACACACGTTCTCGACTATGTTTTTACTACTGACGTATTGGTACGCCCTACTGCGTGGTACTTAGCATTGTTTACAACAAACCCCGCAGATGATGACACTGGGACAGAAGTGACAGGAGGCGGATACGCCAGACAATCGGTCACCTTCACGGTTACAAACGACACTGCGTCAAACACGTCCGCGATCGAGTTCCCAACAGCAACAGCCAACTACGGAACTGTATCTCACGTTGGCGTGTATACAGCTTCAACCGGCGGAGACTTAATTGCTCACGCGGCGCTAACAAGTTCAAAATCGATTGAGGTAGGAGACGTGTTCCGCGTACCTGCGGGTGATCTTGATATTACCTTAGATTAGTAGAGG